GGCTTTTGTCGCTCCGTGCCGTGTCTTTGCTGCCAAAACCAAACAGGGATCCGAACAGGGGCTATATAAAGCTAATGCAATGCAAAGGGGCTATATATATATAGGATCCAAACAGGGATCCAAACAGTCATATATATATATAGCAATGCAAACAGGATCCATAAAACAGTCAGGATCCATATATATAGCAATGCAAACAGTCATATATATATAAATATGTTTTTTGTCAAGGCTATCCCAATAGGTTAAAAAGCCTTGTAGACCAGATCAGACAATAGATCAAAAAGCCTTGTAGACCAGATCAGACAATAGATCAAAAAGCCTTGTAGACCGGATCCGGTCAAAAAGCCTTGTAGACCGGATCAGGCAAAAAGTCATCCCCCCTGTCTATGGCATTTGTACATTGACAAAGGGCTGGGGACACTCTCTCACTATTTTTAAAATTTTATGTCAAAAAAAGCAACAGAAAAATATGATAAAAAAATTTGGCAAAAAAACCAAACATAGGGGGTGATTTGGGAATATGGCAGCAAATGGATATATTTGGGGATATCTTAAAATCTAAAGTCATGAAACGCACAAGCAAGAAACAAGAAACAGGCATAAAGTTGTATGATGTTACCGGAAATGATAAGAAGAAGGTCAAAGTGTGGAAGGACGACATACCGGTAAGAGCATACAGACTTTCACTGCTGGGATTGACGAATGAGGAAATGGGGGTGGCTTTCGGAGTATCGGTCAACACATTCAATCAGTGGTTGCGGACTCGGGATGATTTGAGGAAGGCCGTTGAATTGGGAAGGCAGGAAGCGGATTCGAGAGTAGTCCAGTCGCTGTACAAGAAAGCAACAGGATACACATTTGAGGAAGACAACATCACAGTATCCCACGGACAGGTGATAGTTACAAGGGTTAAGAAATATGCTCACCCGGAAACTACAGCAGCGATCTTCTGGTTGAAGAACAGGCAGAAGGAAAAGTGGGCGGATGTATGGAAGGTGGATCAAAACGTACAAATTTCCGTACAGAAGAGGGAAGCAGATTTGACGGATCTTACCACAGAAGAATTGCAGCTGATGGAAAAACTTGGATTGCAGAACTTCAAATTGGAGCAATGATAGAACGAAGTGTAGAAGATATCCTGTCCACTCCGCACAGGACGTTGAGGCCAAAGGCGGAAAGGATGAAGGCTGCGTTGAACAATCCCACTATGATTGTCAGGGAATTGTGCAAGCGCAGCCTCTATCGGTTCATCGTGGAATTTTGGAGTGAGTACAGCAACGACAAGTTTGTAGGGAACTGGCACATCGAATTGCTGTGCCACGAACTGGAACAGATTGCACACAAGGTTGCAAGGGAAGAAGTACGGGAATACGACTTCATTGCCAACGTACCACCTGGGACGAGCAAGACAGCAGTAACTTCCATCTTCTTTCCAATTTGGTGCTGGACGAACTGGCATTGGATGAAGTTCATTACTGCATCCTATGCGGAAACGCTTGCACTGGAATCGGCCGACTACAGCAGGGACGTGATGAGAAGTCACAAATTCCAGCAGTTGTTTCCGGAACTGGAGATTCGCTCCGACAAAGACAAGAAAGGGAACTTCAAGATCGTCAAGAAGGAATACAGTGCCAATTCCACCAACCCCAAGATACATCAGGGCGGGAACAGGTTCAGTACATCGGTCGGTGGAACGCTTACCGGATTCCACGGACACATCCTAATCGTGGACGACCCATTGAATCCAAACCAAGCGGCATCCGACAAGGAATTGGAAAATGCAAACCACTGGGTAAGTCAAACGCTGTCTACTCGGAAAGCAAACAAGCTGACGGCAACCACCATCATGATCATGCAGCGACTGCACCAGAACGACCCTACCGGAAACATTCTATCCAACCCAAAGCGGAAAGCAAGAATCCGCCACCTCTCCCTACCTGGGGAAATCAAGAACTTTGCGGAGCATGTGTACCCTCCTGCACTCAAAGAACACTACAAAGACGACCTGTTGGATCCAATTAGGATGCCGTGGAGTGTTATGAAGGACTTGAGAAACGACTTAGGCCAATATGGCTATGCCGGGCAGATAGGACAGGTTCCTACTCCTCCGGGCGGGGGTATGTTCCACGTTGCTATGTTCAACGTCGTACATACCTATAATCCTGCCGATGTAGAGACTGTTTTTCGTTATTGGGACAAAGCTGCCACCCAAACAGGGGGAGCATATACAGCAGGGGTGAAAATGGCAAGGCTTCGGGGAGGCAAATACATCATATTGGACATCAAGCGGGGCCAATGGAGCACAGATATGCGGGAACGAGTAATTAAAGCGACTACGGAAGCAGATGGATTCGACGTAAAAGTTTACATTGAACAGGAACCAGGCTCCGGTGGAAAAGACTCTGCACATGCAACCATTACCAATTTGGCAGGATATGTGGTCGAAAAAGACAGGCCGCAAGGCGATAAAGTTTATAGGGCAGACCCATTCTCAGTACAGGTCAATGAAGGCAATGTATTGTTGTTGATGGGAGAATGGAACCACGACTTTCTGGAAGAAGCAAAATTCTTCCCATACTCAACTTACAAGGATCAAGTCGATGCCGCCTCGGGTGCTTTTGCTAAATTAGCCCAAAAGAAACAAGCTAAATTCTACTAATTATGAAACGAACCAAGTTTGCAGCCAATTCCAAACAGGATACGCTGACAATAAATTCCCTTTTAGAAGGCAGGGCCAGATTAGCCAGTCTGATGGGGCAACAAACCTTTGGAGGGGATCGGGATCTCTACAAGAGTATGGGATACCCTAGAGAGTTGGGATATGAGAACTTTGAATTGAGTTACAAACGGCATGATATTGCAAAGGCAATTATCAAACGGCCCGTTGAAGCCACTTGGTCTGGCGAAGTGCAAGTTTCTGAGTTCGGCGATTCCAAAGACACTGAGTTCGAAAAGGAATGGGACAGAATGGAAAAGCGGCTCAAATTGAAAGCCACATTCAGCCGATTAGATAAGCTAACCAGCTTAGGAAGATATGGTGTTTTGCTTCTTGGGTTCAGCGACGTTAAAAAAGTGGAGGACTTCTCAACGCCTGTTGCCTCTACAAAGGGAGGAAAGAAGGTTGAATTGCTCTATGTTAAGCCGCTTGGAGAAGCGGCTGCCAAAATCCATAAATTGGAAGGAAGCCCCTCTTCCCCGAGATATGGGATGCCGGATCAATACAACCTTACCATTAAGTCGGTAAATGTCACTACTCCAGGATCGTCACAAACAATTTTGGTTCACCATAGCAGGGTAATTCACGTCGCTTGGGATTGTATGGAGAATGACTATTTAGGAACCCCTGTTTTGGAAGTGGTGTTCAACAGGCTGATGGACTTGGAAAAATTGGTCGGGGGTTCTGCTGAAATGTTTTGGCGGGGTGCTCGTCCGGGGTACCAAGCTGTCGTGGATAAAGAGTATACCTTATCCACTCCACAGGAGAAGCGGATGATTGAGCAGTTGGACGAATATGAAAACAACTTACGTAGGTTCTTTGCACAGGAGGGCGTTGAATTAAAAGCATTGGCCCCGCAAGTATCCGACCCAAAAGGGCACGTCGAAATACAGGTGCAAATGATTTCCGCAGTAACGGGTATTCCTCAAAGGATTTTGCTTGGTTCTGAGAAAGGTGAACTTTCTTCCGGCCAAGACTCTGATATGTGGAAAACCACTATTCAAGACAGGCGACAAGAACAAATAGAACCTTCCATCTTACGTCCGTTTATCGACAAAATGTTGGAAATGGAATTGTTGCCAAAGCCAAATACAGAAGACTATATGATCAAATGGAGCGATTTATTTGCCCCATCGGAAAAAGAACGTGCAGAAACAGGCAAAATTCGTGCAACTGCTGTTCAGTCTTATTTGAACAATCCTATGGCTGTTGAAGTTATTCCTCCGGATATGTTTGTAGAATTTATGCTCGGTCTTACCAAAGAGCAGTTAATCCTTGCAAACAAAATGCGGGAACAGGCCATATCCGCTGAAGAGATTTTCAATTTAGAAAACCCGGAAGAAGAGGAAGTGGTGGCCCCAGAAGCTACTCCAGAAATTAAAAAATAAAAAAGAAATGTGCGAAGTTTGTCAAACAAATAGTATATTTACCGTAAATAGTGCGGAAAGCAGGTATGATCCTACACGTACAACGGTACTTAGGAATACTTTTGCAAGGGCTTCCAATGTGAGATATGACAGGTTTGTTTCCACTGTTGTTGCTGCAATAGTTCAACAGGATGTATTTGGTTTAAATAGACCAACTACTTACAATTCGCTCCCTCCATCGCAAGCATTTGCATTTAGGACAGATCCCCAAAAGGTAGAAGCATTTTTAGCTTGGATCCAGACGCTCATTGATCAACAACTTTTGACAGTAACATCCGTTCCAAGAATAGGCCAAACTTTGGATGCCCGTTGGACGGATATGTACATTGAAGACAGTTATAAACGGGGCGTTATTCGGGCACGGTCGGAAATGCGCAAGGCAGGAATGGCAGGTGTCCCAACTATTGACCAAACAGGGGGAATTGCCGCAGTAATGGCAGCACCAGCCCATATTGACCGAGTTGGTATCCTATTTATAAGGACATTCGAAGAACTAAAAGGAATCAACAGTCAAATGGCTACCCAAATAAGCAGGGTACTAAGTCAGGGGCTTATTGATGGGGATGATGGCAGAACTCTAGCAAGAAAATTGCGGAGAACCATTACTGGAATGGGAGAAGATTTGGGAATTACTGACAGTTTAGGTAGATTTATCCCAGCCAAACGTAGGGCAGAAATAATGACCCGAACAGAAATCATTCGCGCTCACCATAGGGGGATGATTCAAGAATATAGGAATTGGGGGTTGGAAGGTGTTTCCGTTCAAGCAGAGTTTCGCACAGCACAGGATAATCGGGTTTGTCCCAAATGTGACGCATTGCACGGAAATGTTTTTAGTTTGGACGAAGCAGAGAATTTAATACCAGTTCACCCGCAATGCAGATGTATTGTTTTACCATTCATGTCAAGATAAAATGGATAAGTTTATAACACAACAAACAGAGGTAGCCCCATATTCCGCAGAGGAAGTAGCTATTGATGGTAGGACTTACATAGTAGTTCCTACCGTTATGATGCTGGAAGGGGTGCACGCTGGCTCGGGTGGGCCTTTGTTGCATTTGGAGGAAAATCTATCTATTGCCGTAAATTCCTGGAATGGGATCCCAATTATGGTTCGGCACCCGCAAGACAGGCAAGGCAATTTTATTAGTGCAAACGCATCGCCGGATATGATCGCCCAACACGTCGGACATATTTTCAATGCTAGGATGGAGGATGGCAAATTAAAAGCTGATGCTTATGTTGATGTCGCAAAAATAGAAGCTATTTCCCCAACTGCGTTGGAATATATTCGTCAAAACCGACCAATGGATGTTTCCGTTGGCGTTTTTAATTCGGTGCTGGAAGAGGAAGGCGATTGGAACGGCGAACATTATATTGGCATTGCCTCCAACTATCGCCCGGATCATTTAGCCCTACTTCCTGGTGAGGAAGGTGCTTGTAATTGGGCAGATGGTTGTGGCATTCGTGTTAACTCTAAAAATAATAACCAAATGGAAACGTATGCAGTAGAAAAGAAATTAAACAAGTCAGGACAGGCTGTCGTCCCTGTTGTAAATGCAACGTCTTTACAGACAGTATTAAATGCTATTTATGCACATGTGGATGCGATGGACAATGATGTTCGTATCAATTTTGTTGAGGATGTATTCGAAGATCATTTTGTTTATCGAGTAAGGAACAGGAACACAAACAGCAATACTTTGTGTCGCCAGTATTATTCCTATTCTGAGGATGACACATTGCAATTAAATGGGGAAGCCGCAGAAGTCCGGAAAAATGTAACCTATGAGACCCTGCAAACTATGCAGCGCACTAAATTTAATATCAATTCAAAAACAAATGTGATGGACGAGAAAATCAAACAGCGCGTAGATGAACTGATCAACGCAAACGGACGATTCGTTGAATGCGATCGTCAGTGGTTATCCGCATTGTCGCTGGAAAACCTTGCCAAGCTGGAAGCCACCGGTGCTACCAAAACAGTAGAAAAGACAGTAGAGGTACCAGCCCAACTGGATATAAATACCGCTATTGACTTTTTGAAGAAAAACGCTCCCGAAAAGGATTCTGTCCTTTCTCTGTTGTCTGCTGAAGACAAACAAGCTTATGAAGCTGGCGTAGCCGCTTATGAAAAGCAAAGAACGGAAGCCATTGCCACCGTTATTGCCAACACAAAGCAATTTGAAGAGGCCGAACTGAAAGCAATGGACTTCAACCTGCTTACCAAACTGGCTAAATCCTTTGAAAAGGAAGATGCTGCTGACTACAGCGGACAAGCTGCCGGTGGTGCTCTGAACACCAATGCTGCTGGTGAGGATAATTTCTTGCCTCCCACTTCGGCTTACGCCTCTATTAAGAAATAATTTTTGACACTTAAATTTGAATACAATGGCACGTAGAACAATTAAATTGAAAGACTATCTGAAGGTGGTAGAGGAATACCCCGCAGATGCCGCTATTACTCCAGGTACCTTTGTTGCCTTGAACAGTGATGGTGAAGTGGCTGTCGTAGCCAATGAGGAATCCGGTCTGATGGTTGCTGTCGAAGACAACTTCCAAGGAAAGACCATTTCCGACAATTACGCCGCTGACGCTATGGTGCAGTGCTGGATCCCCCAACGGGGTGATGTAATG